AGCGATGGTGCGAACATCTCCAGCACCAGGCCCACTTAAGATATGAATTGAAAATCCACGCAAATCGCGAGCAAGAGTTTGATTAGTAACAAGTGTAGTAGTTGTTCCACCTGTTGCAGTAAGTGATGCTGCTGCAATAGTAGCGCCAGTTGAATACATATGAGATGCGCCAACGGCACCAGCGGCAACAGGTCCTGCCATTGCTGCAGAAGGCAATATAACCCAACCATCTTCAGCGGGGTTATATAAATACTGTGCGCCAACTGCTTGGTTATACAATGCAAGCTGTTTAACGTGTCGGCAGTTAGTTATAGTGGCTCCAGCTAAAGTTGCAACTGGTGCTGGCGATACCATTTCCCATCGCTTTAAGTCGAGAATCTTCCTAAGGTTTACTGTAGTTGGCATGTTATTAACTCACTGTAATATAATATCGTAGGCAATCAGCTTGTAGTTTCATCAATGCAGGAAGAGCTTCGTTTAAGTTCCAGTTGCCTGTTCCAGCAGTTTGTAAGGTGGATACCGTAGTTACAGTGGCAAGTGTTAATCCACCTGTAATGCTATCGAGCAACACTCTTTGACGTCCGGCAGAATCCGGCAACTGCAATCCTGATGTTCTCATCATAGCATCAAGCGTAATTCGTAATGCTTGTAATGTTTCAAGTAGCTCGACAGTAAGATCGCTACCAGCTTGCCCATCATCACCAAGTGAAACTTTTACTCTTTGATAAAGTACTCCATTAACATCATCTGCTGCTACAACAGCACCATTACCAGGTGTATATCCTACGTTATCAGCCATATCTTATCCTATCTCTATAGCCATTGGATTGCCGTTCTCATCAAGATGAATTTTATTTACTTGCGGACCTGGTTCGTGCGTAACTTCAATTGCTGTTGGATTGCCATTTTCATCGGTAATTATTTTGCCGCTTCTTTTGCCACTTGACCCACCTATTCCAATCATTCCTGATGGCTTGATAGATTCCATGTGCATACGAATCATCTCTATCTGCTGTTCAGATGCAAGGCGACGTTCCTCCATAAGCTTCTCTTGTTGTGCCAAACGGAACTGCATTTGTTTAGCATCAAGCTCTTGCATTTTTAGTAGACCTTCAAGTCTATTGCGTTCTTGAGAAATCTCATGTTTTACCTGATCGCTTTGAGCCATAGCTTGAGCTTTAAGCATGTCCACTTGAACAGCATTGGCTTTGACTTGAACTTCTTGTTGTTTAAGCGCAAGTTCTTGCTGAGCAACGTATTCTTCAAGCTGTGCTTTTTGAGCTTGCAAACTAACTACAAGTTGTTCGCGTTGAGTCTTCATCTGCTGTTCTTGAGCTGCAAGGATGTTCTTCTCATGAGCATCCTGCATTTCCATTTGAGTAGCTTGAATCCTAGCTTGAGATTCCATTTGAGCAATCTGCATTCTGCCTTGCATTTCAATCGTTTTAGGATCTGGAGGAGGCGGTTGCATTGCTGCCTGTTCTTTAGCTTGAGCGATAGCACCAATCTGCGAAAGAGCTTTATTGAATAGTCCATCCACTTCTTTGCCGGATTTGAATCTGCGGATAACGTTCTTAAACAGTTCCATTCCGAATCCAAGAAGCGGGGGATACTGTTCAATAAGCGTTCTCATTTGATTGAAGAAGTCGCCGCAAGCCTGCATCATTGCAAGCCCTTCCTGTTGCTCTTGAGCCGCATCCACGGCAACCATAGAGTCAGAAGCTACTTTAATTCTGTAATTAAAGGCATCATCGTTGCGGTACAGATTGATGATCTGCTGCTTAATGTTTTCAATAAGCATGGCAGGATCTGGTGGCTGAGAACCATCTTGCGGTGGTTCAGGAAGCATTGGCCCAATAAGCCTGTCTGCATCTGCCGTTTCAAATATCTCATCTGGGTCAAACGTTTGAGCAACAATCGTACCAAGTTTGGATATTGCATCAGAGATAAACTTAGCAAACATGTTCTGGCGAACGATGAGACCAAGAGATGACCATTGAGCTTCAAGCCTATTAGCCGTAGCGGACTTGTATTGTTCCGATGTTCCACGGAGCAGGTCAGATACCTTCAATGTTTCATAAAGCTGGTCTAATGCTGCTTGTCGAGCCGCCTGAAGCTGCTGTAGCGCATTAACGAATGGTGAGATATCCATGAACTCAACCGATGCGGCAAGCCCACCTTTGGACTTATACGACGGCCAGTTCATCGTTGGGATCATCTTAAGATCGCCAATCATGAGTTGCTCTACCTGCAAGCCAAGGCCTGAGTCGTAAAGAGCATTAGTACGAATAGCTTGAGTAACAGCATGGATACGAGTAGTAAGCCGTTCAATCTCAAGTATCTGGTCTTTACAATGCATGTAGTCAGATACAGGAAGAACTGAATCAGGGTCCTGGCTTTGGCTGATTACTGTGCAGGGGAAGAATCCTTCAAACTGAATAGGAACATCAGTTTTATAGAATACTGGATTTTCTAGGTTTGGAGTGTACCAATAAACCTTATTGCTTTCTTTGCACCATATCTCAAAGACTTCTGCCTTACCTTCGAACTTGGCATAGTCCTTGTTCCAATCTTTTTGGATTCGTTCTGGGAAAGAATCGTAATGCAACTGATTTGCAATTTCTTCCCCAAACATATCTTCTGCTTTGGTGCGGGTTAGGTATGCCCTACGAGCACGCCATTCTACTTCCGTTTCCGAACGAGCATCTGAACAAAAGTAGTCGGAATAATGCACGACATCGAGAATAGCTTTTTCATAAGCCTTTTCTTCAACGGTAATTGTTGCCAGTACCAGGTTTCCTGTACCGGGTTCAATTTTATCAATTTGTCCTGTAAATGGTTGTCCTTTGTCATCGAGCAATGTCCCATCTGGCGATTTGAATAGTGCTATTTGTCGTGGCTCTATTTCGGTCTCAACTTCATACCTTGCCCATAGGACAGCACGGCCAGTAAGAAGAAACTGCAAAGCTGCATTGTAACCTACTTGGTCAAATGGGAATTCGCATTCAAGATGATATTGGATTACACGTTCTAGTATTTCAGCACTAAGCTCTTCAATCATCCCGCCAGTGCGTTTGCGAAGAGTAACCTCAGCCTTTGGGGTAGAACTGTAATAAGCGGGCAACAAGGTATTAACGCAATACCACCAGCAGTTAAGCCTACGTTCTGTATCGTTAAGGATACCTACTTGCTTTTGAGCATTGTAAACTCTGACGGACTCATTGCCAAAATCAACAAACTTTTTTGCACGTTCGTCTGCTCTAGTTATTTCTGAACGCCAATACTCTGAAGAGAACTTAGCCAATAAAGGTTTTTTAGAGCCTTTGTTACTCATATTGTTGGCTTTCCTCGGTTAGCGCGCATTTGGTCTATATAAGCCTGTAGTTTTATCCGACCTCTATTGAAAATCTCTGTGGGCTGTTCCCATTTGCTATCAATCAAACGTTCCTTACAAAGATATCTTAACGCATCTGCGAGATGGTCATTTCCCGCAGTATCAAGATCCTCTGGGTTACGTTTGTCGATTGCCATCGAAGGGATAGTCTCAATAAGCTGTCGACAGTTGGTGGTAATATACAACAAGGCGGGCTTGGCAACCAACCGTTGTCTTATCTGTGCCCATCCCGACAACCTATCATTATCCGCTGGTCTGAAGTTTGGCATCTTATATTTTGCAAACACCGTATGGAATTGGTCGGCTATAGAAGGCCCACCTTGGTTATTGAAGATGCTAGGATCTGCTGCTGCATGGACATTTTCCCCAGATGATGCTGCTGCAATTCTATTAGCTTGCTCTACGTTATCGACACCTTTCTCTGACATTTCTCGGTAAATGATTATTGAACCTTTTGGGTAAGGTACTTCATTGCCGAAATCATCTCTTCCAGAAGAGACAGAACCCCAGACAGCAGCAAAAGGACTACGAAAACCCCAATCGTAACCAAGATACCTAGGCCAGTGCTTAGGCTGGTTAAAAGGCTGTATAATGTGTCGCGAGCTAAACTCTGGAAAGTAACTACCCTCATGTATTTCAAAGTCTCCTTCTAGCCACGCACGGACCAGCTCAGGTGAACCGACCATGTGCAATCTGTTTATATACTCAGGGTCTTGAGCAAGTAATATCTGGTTATCTCCGATCCGGCTTGGGATATAGATATAATCAAACGAGCTACCGTTAGGCAGCATTTTGGTAAGTATCTTCTTTCCTAGTGGAGCTGGCTTAATAAACAGCTCCTTAAGCCAGTGATGCCCTACGCCACCAGGGTTAAAGGTAAGGATAACCTGTCCACCGCCTTTACCTCGAAGTGCTCCAAATAGCTTCCAAATAGGACTAGGGTCGGCATAGTTTCCCACTTCTTCAATGCCGCAATGACTCAAATTTTGCCCCTGATACTTCTCGGCATCAGCATCATCAGCTAGTGGACGGAATCTTAATCTTGCGCCATTAGGAAACGTAAACTGCTTCTTTTGGTCCTGCCAATGAGCACGAAGCGGTAGGTATATTTGCTTGGCACGTTCAATTAGGTCATCAGCTTGAGGTAGTTCTTTACGGAAGAATATAGCGTTAAAGTCCTGACCCAACCGTTCTTGGTCTATAGCGAACTTGCCTAGAACTCCATCGGTCTTTCCTCCTCCTCGAGCACCACCATAACCAATAAGCGTAATAGGGCAATTAACTAGCATCTCCTGGCTTCCAGGCTGCGGTTGCCATACGACCCGTTCGGTTACCTCACTCATTTAGATATGCTTCAAACTCTGACAATAAACCCAGAAATCTTCCCATGTAGCAGGATTATCATGAGGACAACACTTTTGTTCACATTCTAAACACTTTAACCGCTTACCTTTAGGAAACTCAGGAAGTAGTTCAGATACAGCATTACAGAACGGACACTTCCAAAAGCTATCATTAGTCTCATCTTTCATGCGGTGTTCTATGCCCATTATCCTTCCTGTTTTACAAGACTATGTCCGCTAGTCATTACAGCATTATCACCATAGATCCGTTCAACGTCACACCGAGGATTCTGGCAGTAGAAGTAAAAGTCCTCACCATCCTTAACTGAGACAATACTAACATGCATACACCATGGACAGCGGCGGGTATGCTCTGGCTCCTTATAGCGGTGTTCAATGCCCATTACTTTTCTCCTCAAAAGGAACATTGACCCAATCTTTCATTTCCTCGCAAGTTTTAGGCAACGGCGGCGCTTCTGGATTTAGAATAATTGCAGCACCACTAAACAATACCGCTCTAAAACCAGCCATCGTTCTTTCATATGGAGCTTGTATGGCAAACGAATCATAGCGTTGTATTTCCTTTAGCTCTGCATATAGCTCTTTGAAATCATCGGTGTTAATCCAAATCTCTTCAGGTTGTTTATCGCCACGAGTGTTTAGGACGATGTATTCATATAGCCTATTTTGTATGGATTGATCGTTCACTATTCCTCCGTAGGTGGCTTAGGCAGTGGCGGGGATGCTCTGGGTCCTTATAGCGGTGTTCAATGCCCATTAGTTTTTTTAAATTTTCTATTTAATCGTTTTAGTTTTTTGCGTCGCTTTTTATTGATTAGACGTCGTTCTTCTTGTTTGGCTGTAGATAAATGATATTCATGCTGTTTTGGCAAAACTTTACTCATCCTTCCTCATTCGGCCTTCGCAACCCTGCTTCTTTTCAGGTGTTTTCAT